TAAGCTCATCTTATTCATTCCTACATATAGCAAACAGCCTTATCCATCAATAAACTTTTTTGCGATTGCTTTACCTCTTGTGTTCACATTATTTACTTTAGATAAAACTATAGGAGAGAAAGCTTCTTTATTATTGCAAAGAATATTTGTTATGTTAGGCATCTCTAAAGAAAATTTTGATGGAGCTGATTTAAAAGAATTAGAAGATTCTCAACAAGAAGTTAACAAAAATACAGGAATGCAAGTATCTGGACAACAAATGATACCACCTCAAATGTCAAACCCAAGTTCGACTGGAATTTATGAACCACCTGTTCGAAAAAGTGATCGAGGACAACCTCAAAATCAAGTACAACAATATGGAATTGGAGAACCTTTAGCTTCCAATGAAGTATTAGGGTTTTCTAGTTTTTAATTTTATTCTATATCATTATTAGGAATTAAAAATAAAAACAATAATAATAAAGATGGAGGAGGAAATAAATAAAATTTTAGATGAGATAGATGATAAAAAATTGGCGACTTCAAGCGAAATAAAAACTATAAAAAATAATGTTTTACAAAAAATGTTATTTGATAAAGATGAATTAAAACATTATCATAAGTTATTGAATAATTATAGATATATTGATGAAATTGATGAATTAAAATATGGTAGTTATATTCGCTGGTTCAATTTAAAAAAACACGAATCATTAAAATTATTAAGAGGGGGTTTTATAATTAATATAACAAATAAAAAAGGGGAGATCATTATATTATGTAAAAATGGAATGAATAATTTGTTTAGTTTAAAAATGAATGAAACTATTATTTTTCAAAAGAATACATCTCAAGAGTCTATATTAATTAAAATATTAGACCACGTTCATACTATAAAATGAGAGAGTACGAGCACTTGCGTCGGTCGCATTGACGAATCGTGGCATCCAAAAATATGGAATTAAATGTGAACACGCTGGATAATAAGATTCAAATATAGCACGATAATATTTTTGTTCTTTTGTTATGGGCGGATTAAATATATAATTATTTGTTTCGAACGAATTTACAAGAGGTTCATCTTTTACTCTCTCTTGAATGATTTCATACCAAGACTTTTCTAATCCACTTACACCATCGCTAAAAGCTTCTTTCTTTCTGAACAATACTTCTTTTGGTAATAAATCAGGATTTTTTTGATTTATTACATTTCGAATAAAATACTTTTCTTGTTTTTTTAATGCTGCGTGATTACGTATTTCAATTGGAATATTTAAATAATATTCAACTAAATCTTTATCTAAATAAGGTGTTCGTGGTTCCAAACCGTGACTAGAAATGGATTTGTCACTTCGTAGTACATCAAAATAATGAATGTTTTTTAGCAACCGTTTACATTCTTCATCAAACTCGGTCGATGAAGGACACGCGTGAAAATACATATATCCTCCCATTAATTCATCCGCACCATCACCATTCAATATAACTTTAGCTTCACTGTGTTCTTTAATGTACTTACCCACATTCCAATTTCCTACACTGGCTCTTACACTTGTTGTATCATAGGTTTCAAGATCTTTAATCACATTAGGTATAGAATTATAAAAATCATCTTCTGTACAAATAATTTCTGTATGTTTGCTATGAATATGTGCTGCGACTTTTGCTGCGTATTTTAAATCTTCTGAATTTTTTAATCCAATACTGTATGTTTCAAGAACTTTTCCATTTTCTCTACATATACGAGCGGATAATGCCGCAACTAAACTACTATCGAGACCGCCAGATAATAGACAAGCAACAGGACGTTCACAAGTAACAACTCTTTTATGTACTGCTTTACATAAAAGGTTATAAAATTCTGTAGTATAATCTGCTTGGGTTATTTGTTTTATAGTATGATATTTATAATAATCCAACTGTAAACGTGAATTAATATGTCCTGTAGTACCTGGAGTAAAATTATTAATATTAGTAAAACCTAAACTCTTCATAGGTTCAATGTCTGAACAAAAACAATATTTAGAACCGTCATTCGTCATATATAAAGGCCTTACACCATATGGGTCTCTTGCTACAAAAAAAGTGTTATCGTTTCCATCATACAATACAAAAGCAAATTCACCATCTAAATGATGAATACATTCTTTTCCAATCTTTTCATACAATAAAATGATTACTTCGCAATCGCTATCAGTTTTAACATCAAGATTAAATTGTATAATAAGCTCTTTATAATTAAAAATCTCTCCATTACAAACTAATACACAATTATTATGTTGCATGGGTTGATTAGACAATTCATTGATTCCATTAATGGCTAATCTATGAAAACCAAAATATGTACCATTAACACAAATCATTTTAGAACTTTCAGGTCCTCTTTTAGACCCTTTCATAAAATCAACATATGGGTTATTATTGTGTCCAATCAATACAAAAATACCACACATTAGATATTATTCTATAATGTTTTTAAATTATTATATTAATCTATTATAATGAATATTTATAACATAGAGTATGATGATGAATTAAATAAACGAATCCATTCTAGAATATATCCAACACATACATTAAAACCATTATTTGAATCAAGACCTGTATCTACAAAATACACCTTTTTTCAAACAGTTAATGAGCAACCTATTAATAAAACAAAAGAATTAAAGTATACTAATTATACCCCCCAAAATACTTTTAATCCTGGTGATAAAGCCCCAATCGATTATTTTATAAATAACATTGACACAGAATCTGTATTACGAAATCAATTTATGGCTCTTCAAAAATCAAGCCAATCTGTTTATGTTCCTGAATTAAACAGTTCTTTATACGATAACCCTCAAATGTATTATAAACCAGATACTATAACAAATTGTAAAACTACAATGCCTGAAAAAAATTATGCTCCAGCTTTTTTTAATAATTTTACAAGAAATAATTTACGTAATGATTAATAATATTTATTAATATATAAATTATGTATTATAATATGATTTCTAAAAGAAATAAAGAAGAAATCAAACGAGAGAACATTTTAAAATATAAAGAAGAAATTATAAAAATAGTAGACAAAATGTTAGATAAAGATTCACATTTATCTTATGAGTATTATGATCTATTTAAAGATCCTTTTTTTGCTTTCTCCAAAGAAATAATAGATACTTTTACAATTTTACACTCTCCCACAATTTCTTCTTACGTTACATCTGAAATAAACCCAATAGACAAACATATACTTTTAAATCCAAAACAAAAGACTGTAATCGAAATAATGAAAAAAATATAATTATAATATATGAAAAATAATAAAAAATCGTTCAAATTATTAAATTGTCATCCAAAAACAACGCGTAAAAATAAATCGTGTTATAATGATGAAACAATACAACTATTAAAAGATAATTGGAATCAAAAACATAATGATAAAATAGTTAGTACAAACCCATCACAAATTTGGAAAGAATTAAAACATAAAATTTCTGAATGTAAAAATGAATTATGTTGGCTGGATAAAACATTAAATGATACTACTAAAATAAAAAACATTAAAAAAACATTATTTGTTCCAATTGCTCCTTTAACCAGTTGGAAAGAAAACAATAATTGGTTAAGCAGTACAGAATTTAATGAAGTTATGGAACAATACACTGATAAATACAAGAATTTTTTATATTTAGGACCTTCTTCAATTGATTTTGATACTAAAATAAATGGTGTGTGTGTTTGGCCTGAATTATGTAATCTTTCTATTAAAAATGAAATGGATAAAGGTAAAGATAAAATAGGTATTATATTAAATTTAGATAAACATACTGGTGGTGGCACTCACTGGGTTTCTATATTTATAGATTTAAAAAAGAAATTTATATTTTTTTTCGAATCTACTGGAACAATTGTTCCCAAAGAAGTAAAAGTATTTATTGATAGAATCAAAACACAATGCCAAGAACTCGGAATTAATATGAAAATAATTAATAATATGAAAATTCGTCATCAATATGGTACATCTGAATGTGGTATGTATTGCTTATTTTTTATAATTTCATTATTAAAAGAAGATAAATCACCTAATTATTTTTTAAAGAGTAGAATAAAAGATAGTGATGTTGAAAAATATCGTTCAATTTATTTTAATAAACTATTATAATTATTTAATGAATAGTAATGAAAATAAAGCACTTTTATGGGAAAAATGTATAACAGATGGTATTTTTAATAATATT